ATCGTCTGCAAAGTAATTTGACAAAGGGGGGGTCTAATACTTATCATGCAACTATTATAGTTTCGAATTCGAAAAAAACCATGAATAAAAAACCTCCTGAACTTCACCTAATCGATGGCACCACACCTCGTGGTGGCTCGAAGCCGACTGTATTGCCTTCCTCGATTCGCAAACGCATTCCCCGAGCCGAATGGCTAGACAATCCCGATGCTTGGGAGAAGCAACAATTTATTGACGAAACCTCGGCATTTCTTTTTGAGGTGTACGGCATTGGTAATGACCAAGATAAACATTTGCTTTCAATCCTTGCCGACCATATCGACACTTATGTGCATTGCACTAGAAGTATTAGAAAAAATACCCTCGTTATTAACTACAACAATGGAAGCACTCCGGGTCCAAATCCGCTTATTTCTATCCGCAATAAAACCACGACCTTAATTATTCAGTTAATGAATGAACTAGGACTTACCCCTAGAAGCCGTCTGTCATCAGGCAAGGTCGAAGATGACTCACCAATCGCCCAATTGATGCGTGGTCCGAAAGGATAGCCATGCGTTGGGAAACGGGAGTTCAATATGCCATTGATGTTGCAAAGGGCGAGATAAACGCTTGCCGAGATGTTAGGCTTGCCTGTCAGCGGTTCATTAACAACTACGAAAATCAGGCATGGGAGTTTATATTTGATGAGGAATACCCTCAGCACGTATTAGACTTTGCAAGCACCCTTACCCATGTAAAAGGACCACAAGCGGGTCAGCCAATAGTATTAGAGCCTTTTCAGATATTCCTTATCTGCGGAGTGTATGGTTTTCGCAACAAGCGAGAGCCTGCGAAGCGAATGGTAACTGATGTAATACTATTCATTCCACGCAAGGCAGGCAAATCAACCCTAACGGCAGTCATAGCCTTATATGAATTAGTATTTGGCGAAGCGGGTGCTGAAGTCTTTACATTGGCTACCAACAGGGAACAGGCAACCATCGTTTTTGATGCCGCTAAAGGCTTTATTGAAAATATGCCGATTGGTATGCAAGGCTTTTTTCATGTCAGCAAGTATCAGATTACTAAAGCAGGCGACAACCAAACCATGTTTAAAGCCTTATCCCGTGATACTAAAAAGACGGGTGACGGCAAAAACCCATCATGCGTCATCGTGGACGAGGCGGCACAAATTACAGACCGCAATGCTATCGAAGTATTACATTCGGGTATGGTCGCCCGCATGAACCCTCTGCGAATATATATTACGACTGCCAGTTTTACTAAAGACACAAAGTTCTATGAGGACTTGTCTATGTACCAAGCCATGTTGAACGGGGAGGCAACGGATAACCCACGGTGGTTTGGATTGCTATATGGACCTGACCCGCAAGATGATTGGCGATTGCCTGCTACATGGCATAAGGTCAATCCTATGCACGGCATTTCCGTATTTGATGATGCTATCCACGAAAGGGCTGAACAGGCTAAACATAAGCCTGCGGTGCTTAATGAGTTCCTCTGTAAGACCCTCAATATATTCGTAAGTGCTAATACTGCTTGGATTGATAGGGATTACTGGGACAAGGCTAAAGCGGTCGAAGATGAAAGAGAGCCCGAAGCAGTCTTTATTGGTTTTGACTTGGCGGCAACCCGAGATTTAAATGCGGTCTGTACGCTAAAGCGGTACGGGGAATTAGATTACCGAGCAGAATTTCAGTTCTTTTTGCCCGAAGAAGGCTACAGTCTTATACCTAAGCACTATGCCGATATATTCCGTGTTGCAGTGCAATCAGGCATTTTAAAGATTACCGAGGGCAATGTGATGGACGATAGAGAGGTATCGGACTATATCCAAAAGCAATGCGAGAAGTATCAGGTTAAAGAGGTAGGCTACGATGCTTACAATGCGGCAAGCCTAGTGGCTAGGCTCTATGATGCAGGCATACCCGTTAAAAAGGTCGGACAGGGCATGGCGGTATTGAACAATCCATCTAAATATATAGAAAAACTGATACTAAACGGGCAAATTAAGCATGACGGCAATCCATTTATAGGATGGCAGTTGGGTAACTGCGAGGTCTATACAGACGTTAATGGAAATATCAAAGTTCGCAAGAATGAAGCCGATAAGTCAGCAAAAGTTGATGGAATTATTGCAATGATTATTGCCGCACATTGCTCGTTAGATAATCCATTTATATCAAATAGTTTTGGATTTAGAAGTTTTTAGAGTAAGATACAAAAAACTTTGGAGCAAAACATGGGAATATTGGACATTTTCAGAGGAAAAAAAGAGGTCTCCAACGAGGCAAATACAGTCCTCGGGCAACTCCAATTAGGTAACCAAGTTATCTATGCCCAAAATACTAAACCCCCAACAGGCAATCAACTCCTATATGTAACGACTTCTAGCACTACGGTTGCAGGGCGAGTCGTTGATATTTCGGGATTAACTCGTAATAGTACGATTATGGCTTGCGTTGGAGTTAAGGCTCGAAGCCTTGCTCAATGCTCTTTGCGTATTGTTAGCAAGGGTGAAGACGGCACTTTTGTAGATGCTATTGAAGACCCAAATGTTCCTGCTAGAGAAAAGACTAAAGCCAAGCAAGTGCTCAACTTGCTAATGAATCCAAATAATTTTCAGTCCATGTATGAGTTTTGGTATCAATGGTGTATGTGGCAAGACTTGGCGGGTGAGTCATTTACTTTATGGTGGCGGGAAGACCAAAAAAACCCGATGCAGACTCCAATAGAGATGTATAACCTAGATTCAACACTTATCACCGTAATTCTAACGGCTACTCGGTATCCTTCATACAGATTGAGCACACCTTCATACGGCTTTGATAAGAACCAGCCATTAGATGCACACCAAGTAATGCACATTAAAGAGGCGGCATGGCAAGGTTCAAGCGGTTTTAACAAAGGTATTTTGGCTACAGAGTTAGTTGCTCTTGACCAAGATATTGATGTTTATGCCAACTTTATTATGCAAAATGGTGCAAAACCCTCTGGAATCTTTACCACAGACCAAGTAATTCCTGATGCTAAGTACAAAGAACTGTCTGCCCGCCTAAAAGAAACATGGAATCAGTTAATTGGTAGCCGTGCCGTAGACCCAAGTAAAGCGGGTCAGGGTATGTTGCTTGACCAAGGCATGAAATACACTCCTGTTGATATGCTTACCTTGCAAGATGCCGATACGGCTAAATTAAAAGAGCAAGTAATGAAGCGTATTTGCGGTCTATTTGGAGTCCCGCCTGCTATGTTGGGAACTACGGATAGTAAATATAATAATACTCAAACGATGCTAGACGAGTTTTATAAAACGACTATGTATCCGATGATTATTAATATTGAACAAAAGTTGAAGCAACACTTGTTTAAGGGCTATCCTAATCTACAAGTACGCTTTGACACTAAAGATTTTCTCAAAGGTGCTCCGCTTGACCAAATGAATTTCGTGGTCGCAGGGGTAAATGCGGGAATAATGACCCCCAACGAGGCTCGAGAGTATTTAAATACACCGAAAATTGACGGGGCTGACGAACTAAAACAAGATAAAACAGACAGTAATCCTATTGGAGGCTCTAGCCCTCAAGATACTGGCGGTGGTGGTGGAAATCAAACTCGCAGAATGAATATAGGGACAACATGAATACTTTTAAAAAGTTTCTAGCACTAATGACTTCACAAATCAAGAAGTCTGATGTTAAACTCCCTATAATAGATATTGACAAGCCCCACAAGATAAAAGACGACAATCAATCTATTCACAATGGGGTGATAAATGAAACTATCGAATCTAAAACTGCAATGCGAGGCAAAAGTAAGCCTAGCGCAGGACGCAAACGAAGCACAACAACCAAGCGGTCGGCTTGAAGCCCGTGTGACGACTTGGGGTGCTCGTGAGGGTGCCGATGGTCGTAGGTTTAATTATCAGCCTGAGGGTTTTGCTCAGTGGGCTGAACAATTTGCTAATGAAAGCAAACCACTTCCTATGTTCCTCAATCATAACGATACAGGAATGCCGATGGGAGAATGGACATCATTTGAATTTGACGATAAAGGCATGACTGCCGAAGGTCGTCTATACCTTAATACGCAAGGCGGTAAAGATTTATATACCGTACTTAAAGAATCCCCTGATATGTTTGGTGGAGTGTCTGTTGGTGCTTATGCAGAAGAAGCCTGTTGGGTAGATGCAGAAGGCAATCAAATTGGTGATGATACCCCAATGAAAGATGCTATGGATTCTTATTTCCAAATTACCAAAGGCGGTATTCGTGAGGTAAGCGTAGTTATGTACCCTAATAATCCCGAAGCAGACATTATGAAATTGGAATGCTTTGATGAGCAGGGTCATATTAACCCTAGAGTTTTAGAAAAACTTTTGCGTGAAGCAGGAGTTGCTAAAAAAGATGCGACCACCGCATCTAGTGTCTTCAAACGAGTATTAGAGAAGCGTGATGCTCCTAAGAAAGTTGAAGTAACCCCACAACAGAGTGATTCTGGTGCGGTGGTAAAACCTGAAGCCAAAGAAGAATTCGATGCAAGTGCTTTACTTGAAGCGTTTGCACACCGAGAACTTGCTAAGGCACTTGAAAAACGCATTAAATGAAAGGACACATCATGTCTATTGAAAAAGTAATTGAAAAAGTAGATGCTATCGAAGTATCGAACCTTCAAAAGATTGAAGAAGTAAAAACTGAAGTTGCTCAAACTGTTGAATCCGCTAAAGCAGAAATCAATGAGAAATTTGCCGCATTGGAAGCAAAAGTTTCAGCAATTCAAATTCCTGAAATTATCAAAGCCCCTGCAAAGACTGTTCGTGGCGATGTAAACCGTATGGTGCGTGAGCAACTTCGTGATTACATGAAGAACACATCTAAGTTGGATAAAGAAATCAAGTTGTGGGAAAGTGCTGACCAATATGATGCGTATATGCAAGAAGCATCAGCATTGACAGGCTCTGGTGCTGGCATTGGTGGTCGTACTGCTTATGACCCAGTATTCCATGCTTTGCGTTTGATGAACCCAATGCGTGGTGTTAGCCGTGCAGTAAGTACTGATGGCTCAACCTATCAGTTCCGTGCAAAAACGGGCAACGCAGGACCTGCATGGGGATATGCAATTCAAAATAACGGTGCGGCAACAACCGAGAACACCTCTATTTGGCAATTGAACCTCAAAGACTTGAACGTACAGTTCCCAATCCGTACTGCCGCACTTGACGACATTGATGGCTTGGAAGCAAACGTAGTAGATGACATGATGCAAGAATTCTCGCAGAGCGAGGGCTTGTCCATGATTATCAACAACGACCAAGCAGGCTCTACAACTACTTCGACTGGTGCTACTGATGGTCTTCGTGGGTTGAACTCATATCCGGGTGCTAACGCTACTTATACAGGTGGCACAATCTCTACTGCCTCTTTTGGCTCTAGCGGTACTGCATCTAGCGATGGTTTGCACAACATTGCTACTTATGACCAAATCACAACTAATGGTTTTGCTTCTGCAAATAACATTCAGTTTGCTGACCTTATTAACTTTATCCACCTCTTGCCACAACAATACTGGACTCCATCTGCAAAATTCGTAGTGAGCCCTCTAATGTTGGCAGGTATCCGTGGTTTGGTTGATGACAACGGCACTCCAGTATTTGAGCGTATGTCTCCATTGGTATATGACGGTATTGTTGGTAAATTGCTTGGCTTTGACGTAGTAGT